CAACAATATTCCATTTGATGGTTTAAAACTTAACTTAAACATTTCCCTCAATCCTGGCAAACCTGTATCTTTGAAAATGTTGAATTGATTTTCAAATCCATCTTTAACAATGACATGACATTTTTTGTTTTCTATAGAGGACCTTATATCATTAAAACTTGTTACATCTAATACATCTAATCCAAATTCACCCCCAGCTTTAAGAACATGCCAGTACACAAAATAAAGATCCGTTTGATTAACATGTATATAGCACCAAGCATGTCTGGCATTATAACGATATGGATGTACATGTTTAACAAGTCTTGCAAAATCATAATTTGCATGTGCTCCGGCATTGTTGCCGTAAAAATCAAAATCTTGTTCAATTCCACTGCTGATACTAAGACATCTACTTAAAAAATTGCCATGTGTTCCGCCTTGAAATAATAAAACCGGCAGTGTCATAATCCTGCTTCCTTGAGTATGTGCTTGACCCATTCTGTGTCAGCGTAGTAGTCCACAAATTTACGTTTCCAAAAGTCTGGATCAATATACGGAAAAACTATTTCAATTTGTTCAGTGCTCAGTTTGTCTAATACACCAATACCTGATGCACAGTTATAAACTACCCAGCTACTTATACGTCCTGTGGTGATGTCATGCACAATACGATTTCCACTAGCATACAAAAAGTAATGTGAAAACACACTGTCTTTTTCTTCTGCCCAAGCTGTCATGGTTGTAAGACTGCGTTCTAGTGCATCTTGTGTGTTTTCTTTGCGCAGATGCTGATGTAAGTATTCTTGATACAATACATCTTTACACCAATGATCCAGTTTCTTGTTTTGCTTGATGACCCAGTCTATAAATTTTGTGGTGTTGATTGCACGAATATTCACCATGTGTCTGCCAAACTTTACAAATGCATTATAGTACGGCGACTCACTAAAATCTTTATATGTCTTAAACTTTGCACTGCCTTGTGTAAGTTCATAAAAACGCAAGTATGCAGTCATGCCCAACTTAACACCTGCTTCATTTTCCTGTTGCGCACGCCGCTTGGGCTCGCACAAATGCGCCGCAAGTGTACTTTCCTTGCGATAGCTTTTTCCACAGTACTGACATATAAAGTCTTGCTTTTCCATCTTACGATTAATTATAGCATCTTTTATGATGTTTGTAAAGTCAGACACGGTCATACATTTCAAAATCTGATTGATAAAATTCTTCAACAAAATTTGTATTACGATTAATCCAATCTTCTGTAATTTCGGCAACTAGCGAATCATCTGTACCTGGATTATGGTTTATATCAAAAATAATATTTTCTAATTTACGAAAGACCAATGGACGGCGTTTATCAATGAGAAAACTATTTTCTATAAAGAATGTCTGTGGTATAAAATGCATCATTTCATTGGTAAGGTGTTGATCATCTATAGGTATAGGTTGTTCTCCTAATAAAATTTTACCAATTTTATCAATACAAGTTATTAACTGAGATTCTGCACTTGTAGATTTGTCATATTCGACTGTACCTACAATATTTCTAAAACAACTGCGTAATCTACTAGTTGGATGTCTTACAATTGTAAATTTATCTGATGCTGTTAGGGTGTTGTCAACTAAGAATTTTTTAAATTCATCTATAGTACAAAGCAGCAGGCTAGTACTTACACATTTTGGGATATTCACAAAGTTACGATCAAAATAGTAATTGTGACTACTTTTACAGTCTGAAATTGTAAAGTCAATGGCCCATGACTGTTTATTTTGAGGCAGATCAATTTTATAAAACATCATTCGCCGTGTAATCTTTCTAGTTCTTTAATATCTTTTTCTGTGTACTGTGTACACAACCAGTCTAGTTCGTCACGTTTGGCTGTGGGATGCAATTGTTCAATATACTTGCGCACCTTGTTTGAATTGCTTTTATCTTTCTTTTTGTGTCCTACCCACTGATGAAACTGCTTGCCCATTCCAGGACTAACTGTGCATAGCAATTGCCACACCAATTTAGGATGCTTTGCAAGTTCAAAGTACTGTGTATTCACACGCTGATTTGTGGCCATTAAATAATATGCAGCCAAATCGTTGCTGCCTTTAACAATACTCATGTATCTGTTGAGCAAGAATGGTGCCACAGTCTTTTGCTGTTCGGGTGTGAGTTTGTCATAGAAGCCATAGTCCTTGGAATCTAGTGCACCTAGTATGGCATTCAATGGTATCTTGTCACTCAAAACGCACACCTCCTGTTGTGATATCGTTTACAAAGTATAACTTAAACATGTTGGCATCGTCAATATTTTCAAACTCCAACATCAACCAATGCTTGAGCGGGCCGTTGTCAGTGGTGCCTCGCAACTCCATGTGTCTATGCACACACTTTTCTAATCCTGATCTTGCACGAAAGTATGCTTCTATGCGTTCGTGTAATTCTTTGATTGTCTCATAATCCGGATCACTGGTGGGTGTTACTCTAAACATAAATGTGCGATACTCTTTTTGCACAATAGGCTTACCAGGCTTTGGTGATGTCAACAACTTCGTTTTGCCTATTAATTTCTTTTGCAGCATACACACATCTTGGTTTAGGACCATTGTCAATTGGAATGCTTAATATTTGCCCTTGCTTGAGTTTTGGAAAATACCACTTCACATCACTGTACAAATCAATCACATTAATGTTTAAGTAATCATGCATGGTGCTGCTAAGTGGGTTAAATTCAAATGCTTTAAAACCTCTGTCATTTAAACTGCTGAGGTTAAGCATTTCTAAGTCACCTACTTCACGTTCACCAATCAATATCTTCCAATCAATAGGCAATCGGATGGTGCTGTCTCCTACCTGCAACACAATAGCAGGACTGTTAAAACTTTCTAAAAAGATAAGAGGAATAAAAAAGTAGTCAGGATTCTGTGGGTCACTATTGTCAAGCACAGCAAAACGTAAATCATCAACTTCTTCTGGCAAGTCATTCATTTCAAATGCTGTGTCTTCTAGTGTTAGTATTCGCATTAATACATTTCCTTAACTTTATCAGCAATACCAAATTTGACTGCTTCTTCTGCACTTAGCCACACATCTTGTGGTGGTAACAGTATTTCACGGATCTTCTTTTCATTCAACCCTGTGCATTTTTTATAGTGTGCAATCATGCGTTCTGTGCTGAGTTCAAATTCACGCACCTGTGCAAACAGTTCATGTTCTTTACCACTGCTTCCCCAACTGTACTGATGTGACAGTATGCTGGTGTTTGGTGTGATCACACGCGAACCTTTTTTACCAGCCATAAATGTTAGGATGCCGCAACTTGCAATTAACCCTAACCCTACAGTTTTTACAGGAATAGCACTGCCCTTCATGGTGTCAATTAGTGCAAATGCACTGTGTACACTGCCACCAGGACTGTTGATAATAAGTGTGAGTTCTTTTTTGCGTTGCTTTTTTGGTTTTAAATTCTCATCAATGATCCAATTGATTACTACTGCAGTTGATTTGTTATTAAAATTTTCATGAAAGTAGTACATACCTGCATCATATGTACTCTGTCCGGGTTTGATATCTTTTGATTGTTCTTCATTCATTTTTTAGTTCCAATCTATTTTGTCTACTTTAAATGGATAATTTGCTTCCTTATAAAATGCTTTACGTTTTGTTAAATGTCGTTTAGCAAACTTGCATGTGCTTGTGATATCCCAAATCTGCACAAAATCTTTGTCATGAGCTTTACGAATTCCACGGCCAATACTTTGGATAACTCTAACAAAGCTCTTGCCAGGCTCAAGCAACACCAAGTTAAAAATGCGAGGGATGTTAATACCAACAGCCGCCACACCATATGTAGCAATAATTACTTTGTCGCTGCTGTCAGCAACTTCGTCATATTGTTCTTTCCTGTCTGCAGCCTTGGTTGCACCACTCACAAACACACTGTTGGGTATACGTTTTTGCAGCTCTTTACCTGCATTTACTCTGTCTACTAGGATCAGTGTGTTACCACTTTGCACAATATTATCTATCATGCCTGCAATGTAGTTCAATCTTTTTTCATCATCTAACAAATACTTCAATTCGCTTTGATAGTTTTGATGTTCTTTTAAGTCTATTAATTGTAACACATTAACATTACATTGTGCAAGAACTCCTTTGTCCTGCAGTTCTTTTGCACTGATTTGATTTACAACAGGGCCAATGCTGCATGTGAGTGCTACACTTTCAAACTTCTCTTTTGGAATGGTGCCTGTGAGTCCCCAACGTATGGGTATGTGACTCATCACACCTGTGAGCAGTGTTTTAAGTGCATCAGCTTTGGCTTGGTGTACCTCATCAATCATGATGCATACAACATCTTCTATAAATTCTTGTATTGTAACATCTGCCACTTGGTTCTTGGTGTTCTTCAACAGCACATTCAAACTCTGCCAAGTGCATATGGTGTGTGTCTTGCCAAACTCTTTACGGTCGCCAAAGAAAACACCCACATCCAGTCCCATGTTAACATAGTCTGCTTCTGTTTGTGTAACCAGGCTTTTGTTAGGCACCACAATGATAC